TTACGATAGCTTGTGTTGGAATTCTATAAGCATCACCCACAATGTTTTTAAATTCTTTGACTGTTACAGTCAGTTTTTCTACATTGGTTGCCCCTGCTTTTATTTGGTCAAAAAAGTTTTTTGCATCTGTGTCGTTGAAAGCACCCGTTGAAGTAAGGTTTACCTTTAATGGGGTTTGTGCCATAGTGTTTGCAATACTACGCATTACAGTTGCTACTTGTGGTAAATTGCCTTGTATGCCAACAGGAATAGTAGCGGTAACTTCTGCCATAAATACCTCCTCAATAAAGCCGAATTACTTTATAATATATCTATAATTTTAAATTTTTTATTTTATATCTCTTAAGTTTTCCAGTTCCGGAAAATTCATTTCGGAAATCGTGGTATCGTCATAAACACTCACAAGTTCTAGACTTGACCAACCAAATATCTCTTTAATAAACATGGGGGGTATATTTTTCTTGCTTAATAAAGTGACGAGGTAGTGTCTGAACGAGTGCGCATATACAGGAACCCCTAAATATTTTTCAAAACTGTCAATCCATCCCCTAATTGTAGCCCCTGTCGCTGGATTTCCATCTTCTTTAATAAAAAGATAATTGTGGTTTAATTTCTTTAATTTTAAAATTGTTTCTCTTTCTTTAATCCATTCCTTATAATAAGGCAAAAACTTTTCTTTTAAAATATATTTATAAAGTAATTTTCCTCCACGTCCTCGTCCTTTGGTTTTTATTTTACGTGAAGTCTCAAGAAATAAATCAGCAAATGCCGTTCTATTTTCATCAATTAAATCAACTTCAAAATTTTGAAGTTCAGTAAATCTAGCCCCGCTTGTTACAGCAAGAGCCACCCAACATGTTTGTTGCCTGTCTTTTTTTGTTAAATGATTTAATAAATTTTCGACTTGTTCATCTGTTAAAATAGTTTTTTCTCTTCGAACTTCTTTAGGAGCAGATTCTATGGTTTTCAATATTGCATTATGAAAATCCGGAAATTCCTCATCCATAAGTCGCTCAATAAAGCTAGAAAGAGATGACAATGTACTTCTTATATTATTTAATCGTGCAGACCCCAGTTTCATCTCTTCGGATGCAAAATAAAAAAAATTTGAAAATTCTAATTTTTTTATATTTGTAAATTCTTTATTGCTATTATGTAATAGATTCCATACAAAAAATATATGTAAATTGCTTCTATATACAATAATTGTTTTATTGCTCGTATTGACAGATTTACTTTTCAAAAAGCTTTCCATTAATTCTTTATTTTTTGAGTTTATTTGAGAAACTAATTCGTCTGATGTTATTATGTTGCGAAAAGTTTTTCTTCCCATTTTATTTTTCCTCATAGATATTTTCTGGAAAATTTAATTTTTCTAAATCGTGGAGAAGATTCCATGATATTTCATCATATTTTTTAGCTGCATCTAGTTCTTTTTTGAATGAACCATATGCCTTTTTCTTTAAATATACTTTCCAACATTCATCTCTTTTTGTATAACTAACACCTAGGTATTTACTTGTTGTAGGTCTTGTTTTTATTTTTTTTCCAGTGTTGGCGAGTGTTATTTTATTTCTCCATTTTTTAGAAATATTTTTTGGCATCCCTCTTTTTGCTTTTGATATTTTTTCATTTCTTTCTTTGGAAAATACTCTTCCTTTTGATGTAAGAGATATTTTTTTTCTAGTTTCTTCTGATACAATTCTTCCTCGTGTTCCTCCCCCACCAGTCAAAATATTATATCCATATCTTCTATCGGAAGAATTGTAATAATCTATATAGTATATTTCCAATTTATTTAATTTTTCTTTTTTGCAATTACACAATGTATAAAATATAAACGAACCTTCCCCGTATGTATTAAAAGAACTTTGCAAATGAGGGTTATCGTGAGAGTTTTCTTTTAATTTTTTAAAATGTCCCTTTATTCTTTTTTCTGTATTACAACTTTGTCCTATGTACTTTTTTTGATTTATTATATTTTCTATACAATATATCCCAGTTTCCATTCTATAATTCCTTTTTTTATAAAGTATGTGAGTCCGACAGAATATGCGTCAGATTCATCATAGTTCTTAAATTTTAATTTTGGATATTTTTTTAATATAGCATTGTGTATTTCTTCTTTGGTCATATTTCCTTTTCCACCAACTATCTTTTTTACTGTACTGGCGGGATAATAAATTTGTTCTTGTTCTGAGAACAAATAGTTTACTAATCCATGTGTACGAAAAATGGCTTGAGTCGAGGGATTATATAAAGTAAAGCCCTGTTCAATTACAACTATATCGGGAGGATATTCTTTCATTGTTTCTACAAATTTATTACCAATAATCTTTAGTTTCAGCTTAGTCTCTTTTTCGCTATTTGTGTCTATGGTAAACACTTTTACAAATTCACCATCATTGGTAAAGATACATACTCCCGAAGAATTTTGTGATAAATCTAATGCGTATACATATTTTTTCATTATACCTCCAAAAAAAGAAAGGGCATATGTTTATATGCCCTTTCTTATATAAATAATATTATGGTCTTAAAGGGGTTAGGTTAAATGGAATTCCATCTACTGCTCCCATTACAGAATCTCTAATGGCTTCGTTTGCATAGTCACTCTCGAATTTGCCACCTGTTATATATCCTATTTTATCTAAATATAGTTGAGAAAGAGAATTCACTATGGCTGATAATCCTATATCTTCGAATGTTATAACAACTCCCCATTTAACAATAGCACCATTATCGTCTTCCTCTATACCATTATTGGTTATTTTAATTCTCATGGTGTCTTGTATTGCATTCAATAGTGCTTTTACGTATACTTCTGTATATAAAGTTAAAGCACGAATAGAAAGTGTTGCTGTCATCGCTAGGTCGGGAAATTTTCTTTGGGCTTGTGTTTTTGGTTCTCCTTTTGAATTGAATTTCCCCGGAATTGGTACTTGGCTGAATGCACCTGCTTCGAAAGATACTTCCTCTATATTCATATACATAAAACTATCCATTTTTTTTATCAATTGCCATAAAAGAAAAATTAGCCTTATGGTGGAGTCGTCTGTTTGTGTAGTACTTACACTACCTTTTGCATATCCTTTATAATATACTTGCGCAGTTGAAACTTCTAGTTTACCTCCCTCATATACACCCTCACCTAGATTTTTGACTATTTTAGTTTTAAATTCCCTACCTTCTTTATCAGCACCTGCTGTCGAATCATGTTGTTTTGCTGACTCTGCACCTCTACCACCCATTATTCCAGTTTCTAAAAAAGCACCATAGTTTCCTGATACTTTTATATCCTTCAATCGTGTACCTCCCCCCGCTTTAAATGTACCTGCGCCAGTGGTAAACTCTGCTCCACTTAAAATGCTTTTTACAACATCGGTTGCAACATTGGTAGCCATCGAAGTCGCCAACATGTTTACAAAACCTTTCATGCTTTTTCTCACTTCTATAGCCAATGGTGAATTAGGAATCAACCTTCCGTCTTCATCTATTCCTGCTGCTTGCCTTTCAATTTTTTTTTTGATAAGTAGACAAACTTCATCGAAATTTATATTATCTGAAGCTCCGACCCTAAATATAGCATCATTATAGACTTCTTGTTTTGTTAATACTATATTGTTTACAAAAGCTGTCAATTGGCTTAAATCCATTCCTGCCATGTTAACCTCCCCAATAAAACTATTATTTTAAAAGGCTAAATCATCGTCTTGCCTTCGAATTCTTTTTTGTTCCATTTCCCTCTCATATCCGCAATTTTTATTAGAGCAAGCAATATATTCTTTACAGATAGTAACTTGAATACCGTTTCTTAATTCCATTATATCTATTACTCTAATTTGCAATATGCTTTTACATTCCGGACATCTTTTACTGAGGGAACGTCTTAATCTTCCTATCATTTTGCCTTCTTTGCCCTTGGCTTTCTTGTTTTAATTTCCGTAGCTTTTTGAATTGCTTTTTCTTCTACTTCTACCAAACCTGCGTTTTCTGCAATTACAACTTTATCTGCGGGATTATTCAATACGGAAGATTTTTCAAGCCTTTCGATAAGTTTTTGTCCTTCTTCTCCTATTTTTTTGATTTCCTCTATATCCATGTTAGCCAATTTATCTAATAAAGCATAACCTTTTTGAATTAGGTCGGAAACTACTTTTCCAATAGAATTCTCCAAAGTTTCTTGTTGTTTAATATCATAAACAGTTGTTTCCAATATCTCTTTAAAATCATACCAATTTGTAATTTCATTGGTTATTTTATTCCATAGTTCAGAATCCGCATAAAAAATATTGCCATCCATGTTGCTTATATCGATGTTTGTTTTGAAATTAAATATATAATTTTTTAATTGATATTCTGCTTCCATGCAGTGATATTTGGTGTTTTCAATTAGAATTTCACCGGGAGTACCAAAATAGTCAGAGATATATTTTTGGGTTAAATATGCCATTTCCCCCGCTTGCATAAATGGGATTACTTCAATATCAACACCGTTATATTCAATTATTTTATTTTTAGGAGTTTTATACTCCAATGTAACTTTATCCATTATTTCTCCGTTTTTTGTAAAGAATAAAAAAATACACCGCTGTTTTACCAACGGTGTATTTTTATTTTGTTTATTATTCGTGTCCTGTAGCAATCCATGCTAATTGTGGATATGCTAGAGTTGTACTTCCACTAGCAGCAGCATAGGTAACAAGACCTGTATTAGCATTAGCACTACCTGACCAACAGTATACATAAATATATCCTGCGGCAGCAGAAGCACTATTTGCTGTAACAGCGGCTAAGTGCACACTTGGCGAACCTGTCATGCAAATGCTTACACCTGTAACATGCGCTAAACCTGTATTGATTTGTGTAATGGCAGCGGCAGGTATAAAGCTTCCACTAACAACTTTATTGACAGCACTTCCACCTGATACTAAGCCATCTATTACAGTACCCAACGCCATGCTTTGTGCAGCAACCATAGAATTATCTAGGTCTGAAATTTGTTTTGCGGTAAAATAAGTCATTTTTAATCCTCCTTATCTAATATTAAACAACTACTGTAACTGAAGCTGATGTGAGGATTGTTAATGCAGAAGTTGCTCTAGCAACAAACCACATTCCAGAACCAGCTATAATACCTCTAACTACTCCGGTATGAAGTCCTATAGAAGCAGAACCAGAACCACCATCAGGAGTAGCAGCAGAGCCAGCCATGAAAGTAATGAGTGCGTTAGGAACTTTATAAGATGCTCCCGTAGGTGGTACAGCATATATAACAACTGTTTCGTTGTTTCCTACACCTACTTCAAAATCTCCTCCTGCAACAGATAAGCTCAAAAGGTTGTCATACCAGTTTGTATTATCAATAACTTCAACGATTTTAGCGTAATAGCTATCAACAGCACAAGCATCTTCGGCATTCTGCCCGGGGCTGTAGGAAAGGGCTGTGCCAGTTAGAGGGGTATTGGAAACACCATCTGCTTTCATCGAAATTGTGAATGCACCCGACAACTGTCCTCTTGGTATGATGATTTGTACAATACCAATCTTGTTTGTAGTAACGTCAGCAGAATTTAGCTGAGTTTCCATTACTAATTTTACAACTTTTGGAATCATACTTGCTGTGATTGTAATAGCTTTTCCAGCACTTAGGTTTGCTTCATAATAACGAACACACCATTGTCCACTTGTTTCTGTACCAGTAACACCAAATGAACCTAGATTTGCGTTAAAGGTAACTCTTTGTGTAACCCCTAGAGGGGAAGTAGCCCAACCGTAAATCGTAGTACCTTCAAAAGCTATAGGACAACCAGATACACTTCCGGAAGAAACAAGAACTTGAACATCTTCTTGTGCATAGTATTTACCACTTTCAAAGGTAGTACCAACGGTTGCACCCAATAACTCAAGATTCCACTGTGCTTCGGTTAAGTTGAATTTCATTTCAGCAGTGTGATAATAGATGTATTGCAACTGATTACCACGTCCGCCACGTACAGGTGCAGAGCCTAGAGAGACTTCGATAGAGCTATCCAACAGTGTTTTTGCTGTAAAAAGCAGATTCTCTTCGAGGTCATATCCATAAACGTCTGCAACACTTGTTAAAAACTTTTTAATTGCCATAATTTAAACCTCCTGAATTTTTTAATAAATGCTATTTTTTAGCACTTTCAAACGATATCTTATTTTGGAGTTCATCTAAGTCCACAGAAACATCACTATATGAACCTTCGCCTTCGCCTAAACTTCCCAACCAATGTTTAATCATAGACTTATCTAACTCCACAAAACCCGACATAGATGCACCTAACAATATTTTATAATGTATCAGGTTATCCATTCTTCTTATGCTTTTTAAGAATTTTCTTATGCTCATAGAATGTATATAATCTATTGACCACCCTGTAGAAATAGCAAGAGAAACAATATAATCTTCAAAAGGAACTACTTTTTCTCCTGACATTTTTCTTTTATATTCTCTAGCTTTTTCAAGAGAATCCCTAACTTCTTTTGAGATATTTTCATCTATCAAGTCTACTAGATTTTGTTGTGCTATTATCTGTTTGATTTCTTCAAAATCTTTTGACCTGTACTCCTCATTCCCAATAGTAAAAAAAGGTTTTCCCTTTTTGTCATATTCATATCTGTTTATACTTTTTTCAATATCTCTAAATGATTCTTCGTCTTTTAGACAAATATCTAGTAACCTGTCAAGCCAAAGGATATAAGGAGTTTTATCTGGATTATCATTAGTAGCATAATAAATATATTCCAGATTGCTCATTGATATTATTTTTATATCTGGTATACTGTTCTTGTCTATGGTTAAACATGAAGAATAAACATTAAAAAGCAAATAATCCTTTGCTGTTGCTGGATATATTTTTATATTTCTGTACGGTACAGGTAAATCATATGTAAGGTAATAAGTAATATCCATTGTTTTATGCCGTGTAAGTCGTAAAGATTATTATTTTTCCACCAAACGGTATTTGTCCGGCTTGAAATAACCTAGAACTTTGGTCAACCATTCTATCGATAACCAATAGTCCTAATGAACCTTGATTTGAACCATTGAAAAGAGCAAGAAGCTCTCCCGCAATTGTATCAATACGAGTTGTATAATTTGATAGATGATTTATTTTGTAATGAGAAAATATTTCCATTGCCACTTGTATAAGTCCTATTGTTCTATTTAGACCAATAGCATAGTTTGGCATTATTCTCAACAACGTAGTTTCTTCTACCAGAACGTCGGGTTGCTTACTGTCCATAAATACATTATATTTAGAACTATCTTGCTGTCCTGCATATATTAATTCTGCTTTTTCTTGTTGAGTTAGATTTTTTTTGTCCCAAGCATCCGGAGTTTTATATTTTAATAATTTCCAAACTAATTCATTATTGTCCATTAAATATTTTATACAGTTGTATGATATTTTATTGAACGCTTGAAAATCATTGTAGGCATATTCCCCGACTTCTTGTGTTTGGTTCGGAAACATATTGTTTCTCCTTTAAATGTTGTCAAATTGCCATGCACCACGCAAGTAAACACTGAAAGCTTTTGGTGCTATTACAGAACCTGTTGTGCATGTTATTATTAGATGGGAATTAACATCCCTTAATATATTCTTTATACTGAAAGTATTGCTTCCCGATTGTGTAAATGTATAACTTGTCGAAGGAACATTGCTACCATTACATGTAATAACAAACGAGCCAGCGCTTGCAACATTATTTTCATATAAGTAAACCGAATACGTTTGTGTTAAACCTTCTAAAACGTAATTGGTGTTTGGATTAATTAATATTTCGGTATTAAGTGTCGAACTTGCAGAAACAATTACTGTACAAGCCGCACTTGCAGAATTACCATGAATAGAAGATGTTATTATGCAACTTCCATTGGTGTTAAATAGAACAAGAGCACTTCCACTACTTCCACTAACTGATGCTATTGCGGAATCAGAACTTTCCCATTCCATTTCTCTTGTAACATTGTCCCCATTATAAGTAACATAGGAATTTAGCCACATTGAGCCAGCAGGAGAACCAGATATACTCCCACTACTTAAAGCAACATGATAAATATTCGTATGAACATCACAAATTCCATGCTCTATATCATCTGTTTCTAAGTTAACAAAATTAGCCACTAAATCCAAGGATAATATTTGAGCACTATTATTGTCATATGTTTCGGTGTTTTTGAAATCATTTATACCCGTACCAGTTACTTTGTAGCATACCCAATGCAAAGGATTTCCAAACAAAAATCTTTGGTTTTCGTTTATCAGACCACTTCTAGCATTTAATTGCATTTCGATATGAAGATAACCCCCGGGGGTCATGAAAGGCGAACCTTGAGTAGCATAATCCCTAGGCTCTTTTATTAGATATTCAATTGCACAAGGTTCTTCGTAATAATGTCCTGTTGGTTCATCAATCCATCTTAAAGTATTATTACATCTTCGAATAGTGCATGTTGCTGCAATGTTTTTGATGGTTTCGATATTTATAATTATCCAAGTATTATTATCAAATATATATTTTTTACCCAAGTCTAAAGAATGATTTAGGTCTTTAAATAATACTGTTTTCCAATCGTCTCCTAGTTTTAAACCTGTTTCTGCATTAATAACGTGAGCAATACGCACATCAATATTTTCATATATGTCAGAGCCAACAGTGGTTTCCTCTTTTACTGTCCACCAAGTTGATGCGTTGTAAAATTGCTCATTAAGTGTTTGCTGAAATAAATCAACATATTGTTGTTTTGGGCTGGTTCCTTTTTGTGCACCTGCGATTATAGCAGAGGGGATATATTTATA